GATAATCACTTCAATGTAGTGATTTGGCCAGAGTTTATTGATTCTAAAGACATTAATGAAATGGTGCTGGATGGGTTCTCACCTGACGAAATCCAAGACATTATAAGTAAAAATACATTCGTGAATTTAAGAGCGAAAATGGAGTTTGTGAACTGGAAAAAGATTTGAAATTTAATAACAATAAGAAGAAGGCGATTACATGGAATACCTAGGCATCAACATTGATTTACAAAGAGATTCTTTATTTGACGAAATTGGCATCAAAAGACTTAGAGAAAGCTACATGAAAGATGATGAGGAGAGTCCACAACATCGGTTTGCTTTCGTTTCAAAATCATTCGGCTCAAACACCGAACACGCTCAGAGGTTGTATGAATATTCTAGTAAGCATTGGCTATCTTATAGCACTCCCATTCTTTCTTTTGGTCGCTCTAAACGTGGTATGCCTATATCATGTTTCCTTAATTATATTGAAGATACTGCGGAAGGCCTAGTTGAAAACTTATCTGAAACAAATTGGCTCTCTATGTTGGGAGGCGGTGTAGGTATCGGTTTTGGAATCCGTTCAGCAGATGATAAATCTACTGGAGTTATGCCGCATCTTAAAATGTATGATGCAAGTTCTTTAGCTTACCGACAAGGTCGTACTCGCCGTGGTTCTTATGCTGCATATCTTGATATTAGTCATCCTGATATAATTCCATTCCTTGAAATGAGAAAGCCAACAGGCGATCCAAATCAGCGTTGCCAAAATCTACATCACGGTATTAACATCACCGATGCCTTTATGACCATCATTGAAAATTGTATGTTGGATCCTGAAGCAAATGATGATTGGGTTTTAAAAGATCCACATTCTGGTGAAATCAGAGAAACTGTATCAGCAAAACATTTATGGCAAATGATATTGGAACTCCGTATGATGACTGGTGAACCATATTTACATTTCATTGATACAAGTAATCGTGAATTACCACAATGGTTAAAAGATAAAGGATTGAAAGTACACCAATCAAATCTTTGTTCTGAAATTATTTTACCGACAAATGAACAGAGAACTGCTGTATGTTGTTTATCAAGTTTAAACTTGGAGACGTATGATGAGTGGAAAGATGAACCACTATTCTTCAAAGACGTTGCTGAAATGCTTGATAATGTCCTTAATTATTTCATTGCTAATGCACCAGACACTATTGCTCGTGCAAGATATAGTGCCGAGAGAGAACGCTCTATTGGCATTGGTGCTCTTGGATTTCATGCTTATCTTCAGCGCAACGGTATTGCTTTTGAAGGTGTTATGGCCAAGGTAACAAATAATCGTATTTTTAAATCTATTAGAGGGGGATTGAATGAAGCTAATCAAATATTGGGAACAGAACGAGGTGAAGCTCCTGATGCTAGCGGGACTGGTAAGCGTTTCAGTCATCTTATGGCTATTGCTCCAAATGCTTCTTCGTCTATCATCATGGGAAATACTAGCCCTAGTATTGAGCCTTATCGTGCTAATGCTTACAGGCAGGACACTTTATCGGGAGCATTTTTAAATAAGAACCGATGGTTAGACGAATTGATAATTAAAATTTCAAGTGAAAAATCAGCCGACTGGTATAATGATGTTTGGTCATCCATTATCGCCAATGATGGTTCGGTTCAACATTTAGATTGGATGTCTGAGAATGATAAGGCTGTGTTTAAAACATCAATGGAGATTGACCAAAGATGGGTAGTTGAGTTAGCTTCCGACAGGCAACAATATATAGACCAAGCACAATCATTAAATCTATTCTTTAGACCTGACGCCAATATTAAGTATGTTCATGCCATACATTTTACCGCATGGAAAAAGGGACTTAAAACTTTATACTACTGCCGTTCTGAAAAGATTGGTAAGGCCGATAAAGTTTCTAAGAAGATTGAAAGACAAGTTATCAAAGAGCTAGACATGACGCAGATTGCTCAAGGTAACGATTGTATTGCCTGTGAAGGATGAAATGGCATATTCAGATAAAGTATTAGACCATTATGAGAATCCTAGAAATGTAGGTACTTTTGATAAGAATGAAATAAATGTTGGTACAGGTTTAGTTGGTGCCCCTGCTTGTGGTGATGTGATGAGACTTCAAATTAAAGTAGAGGAAGGAGTTATCACGGATGCTAAGTTTAAAACATACGGATGTGGTTCTGCAATTGCTTCGAGTTCGTTGGTTACAGAATGGGTTAAAGGAAAAACAATTGCCGAAGCAGGAACAATTACAAATTCCAAAATCGCAGAAGAATTAGCTTTACCACCAGTTAAGATCCATTGCTCTATTTTAGCTGAAGATGCAATCAAAGCAGCAATCAAAGACTACGAACTTAAATGTTCATGTGGAGTATAAAATGGTAGAAGTTACAGAAAACGCATTAGATAAAATTAGAGATTTACTTGCTACTGAACAAAATCCAAAATTAGCAGTAAGAATGTTTGTTGAGGGTGGAGGTTGTAGTGGATTTCAATATAAATTTACAATGGATGAAGATATAGGTGATGACGATTTTGTTATTGAAAAAGATGGTGCAAAATTTGTTGTTGATATATTTTCAGCACAATATTTGACCGGATCAAAAGTAGATTATAAAACTGAAAAGTTTGATTCGCAATTTGTCATTAGTAATCCAAATGCAAAATCAACTTGTGGTTGTGGGTCCTCATTTAACGCATAGAGAAAAAAGATATGATTAAAAAATTAGAATTAGATATAACAGACCAAAGAAGTTACTTTAAGCCTTTCAATTATCCTTGGGCTTATGATGCATGGTTAAAACATGAGCAGTCGCATTGGTTGCACACAGAAGTACCGATGATTGAAGATGTAAAAGATTGGAAGAAAAAACTATCAAAAGAAGAAAAACAATTCTTGACGCACATCTTTCGTTTCTTTACGCAAGGTGATATCGATGTGGCTGGTGGTTATGTTAATAACTATCTTCCGTATTTCCCACAACCAGAAGTACGAATGATGTTAATGGGCTTTGCAGCTCGTGAAGCACTTCATGTGGCAGCATACTCACATTTAATTGAAACATTGGGTTTACCTGAAACAACATACAATGAATTTATGGAATACAAGGAGATGGCTGAGAAGCATGACTATGTTTTGGGTATTGCTAGTAAAAATTCTACCAAAGAAAGCACAGCTACACACATTGCAGTATTCTCTGCCTTTACTGAAGGTATGCAATTATTCTCCTCATTCATTATGTTATTAAATTTTCCACGCCACGGTAAAATGAGAGGCATGGGTCAAATTGTAACATGGTCAGTCGTTGATGAAACTCAGCATTGTGAATCCATGATTAGATTGTTTAGGACCTATATTGAGGAAAATCGTGAAATTTGGAACGATGAATTAAAGTCCAGTATATATACTATAGCTGAAAAGATGGTTGAACTGGAAGATAAGTTTATTGACTTGGCATTTAAAATGGGTGCCATGGAAGATTTAACAGCCGATGATGTAAAGAAGTATATTCGTTATATTTGTGACCGCCGCTTGATTTCTCTTGGACTCAAAGGTGTATTCAAAGTGAAAAAGAATCCTCTGCCGTGGGTTGAGGAAATGATTAACGCTCCAACACATACTAATTTCTTTGAGAATCGTGCAACAGATTATGCCAAAGGAGCTCTATCGGGAAATTGGGACGAAGTTTGGGCTTAAAAAAGGAAGAAGATGACCGAGAAAACTTTATCAGGAGATTGTCTGAGTTGTGAATCAACTTACACTATACATTTTATGGAAGAAATGGTCTCACAAGAATTACCAGAACATTGCCCCTTCTGTGGTGAAACCATAGAAGAATTATCCGAGGACTATATAGAGGATGACGATGAACTGGAAGATGAGGAATGGGACTAAACTGGAAATATAATGGCAAAGATTTTACCGAAGATTTGGTTGGTAATAATTACGGGTTCGTGTATCAGATAACTAATCTGACGAATGGTAGGAAATACATAGGCAAGAAATTCTTTTACTCTGCCAAAACCAAGCAAGTCAAAGGTAAAAAAAAGAGGTACAAAGCTTCAAGCAATTGGCAAACTTACTATGGGAGTAGTGACAATCTGACCAAAGATGTGTTACAATTAGGCCACGAAAACTTTAACAGAGAAATATTACATCTTTGCCTTACCAAAGGTGAATGTGGATATCTCGAAGCTAAAGAACAATTTAGGAATAATGTCCTAGAGACCGATAACTACTATAACTCATGGATAATGGTTAGAGTTAGAAAAGACCACATTAAAGGATACAATGCTAGAATTCTTACGGAGTATAAGTGAGCACCCATACGACGCAATTACTTTTATCTCAGGTGATAAAAAAGATTCTCTTGAGATAATGGCAAATTGTTATAGAGATAGGGGTACAAAAATAGGCGGCTCAAAACTAGGTGATTCGTTTGATATCATTCTGTTTAGAGAAAATTCGGATGGCAAACTTATTGATCCAGAAAAATTTGAAGCCATACTTTTGGAACCACTAGAGTATATTTCTAATATGATAAAAATTGATTGGTATGGTATTATTGCTAGGAAAACTACCACTTCCCAAAAATTTGTTGATACTATATTTGACAAACTGATAGAAGTGTGATATAATGGAGTTTTGAAACTATTGAAAGTTTGTTATGTTACTCGTAGACTTAAACCAAGTGTTACTTGCCGGACTTATGGCACAAATCTCAGCACAGAAAAATACCAAATTAGAAGAACCTTTGGTTCGGCATATGGTATTGAATATTATTCGTAACCATGTTAAGAATTTCAAAGGTGAATATGGAGAAGTAATATTGTGTTGTGATAATAGAAAATATTGGCGCAAAGAGTTTTTTCCATTTTACAAAGCAAGTCGTAAAAAGACCAGAGAAAAATCCGATTTAGATTGGCATTTTATTTTTGATATGCTTACCAAATTCAAATTAGAACTTAAAGAAAACTTCCCATACAAAGTAATTGATGTTGATGGTGCTGAGGCTGATGATATTATTGGCACATTAGTACCAATCTATGCTCGTGACCAGAAGATTTTGATTCTATCAAGCGATGGTGACTTTCTACAGTTACAACAGTATGGTACCAATGTTAAACAATACAATCCATCACAAAAGAAATATGTAAAGTCAGAGAATCCAATCCTAGAACTCAAGGAGAAGATTATTCGTGGTGATAAAGGTGATGGTATACCCAATATGTTTTCACCATCTGATTGTTTTGTCCGTGACTTGAGGCAGAAGCCAATTACTAAAGTAATATTAGATAAGTATCTATGGGAAAATGTGGAAGCATATAATGAAACTGATAAAACCAATTTTGCTAGAAATTCTACACTAATTGACCTCACAAAGATTCCACCAGAGATTAAAGAAAAAATTATAAATACCTATGAAGAAACAAAACCAGCAAAAGGTAAATTGTTGAATTATTTTATTGAACATAAACTGAAGAACTTAATGGAAGTAATAGAGGAATTTTAATGAAAAATTTATACGAAGTATTTGATGAATTTGAAGAAGCAAAGTCTAAAAAAGATAGGATGAATATAATAGAGAAAAATCTATCAAAAGTTTTAGTTGATGTGTTTGAATTAACTTATCATCCTAAATGTGAATGGTTGCTCAATGAAATACCTGATGGTTATAAGATTGCGCAAGATAATATACCTGGTTTATCAGGTAATCAACTATCCACCGAATTGCGTAAAATGTATCTTTTTCAAAAGGGAAATGTTGCAGCTGAGCAATTAACTCCACAAAAAAGAAATGAATTATTATTACAACTGCTAGAGAGGCTTGAACCCCGTGAAGCAGAAGTGGTTATGGGTATACTCAATAAAGATTTGGGTGTGAGAGGATTAGATTATAAATTTATAAAGGAAGCATTCCCTTCACTATTACCATAAATGCACAAAATAGAGAAAATAATAGTCACTTCTGGAGCGTTTGATCCGCTCTCATTAGAGGAACTTATTTTTTTAAAAAAGTGTAAGAGAATGTGTGATTGGCTAGTAGTGGGAATACATTCTGATTGGTGGATGTTGTGGTCGCAAGGTGGGTTTGTTCATAATTATGATACAAGGCGAGAAATACTTTCTAATTTAAGATGTGTTGATGAGATATTCACATTTAATGATTCTGATGGTACAATATTGCAATTGCTCAAGCTTTCTAAGATATGTTATCCAAATGCACAATTGGTTTATATGTCGGATAATAATCTAAACAATATGACTGAAACTAAAATTAAAGGCATTACTTTTGAAACAATGAAATAAGGAGAAGTTGGTGACAAAATTCGTAGGAAAGTTCCGTAAGAACCAAGATTATAATGATGATTACAAATATATGCCTCAGCGTAAGCATCGCAATGAGCACGCAGAAATCAAAAAATTGAAAAATCAAAATTATGATGATTTTCTCAAAAACCTAGACGAAAATACCAAAATGCAAGAAAAAAGGTAATTCGTTGTTTTGATACAACAAACCTATTGACTTATAGCCTGTAGTATCGTATAATGGATTTCTTAGTTGAAAGGACTCTATTATGATGATATACGGTTATATTCCAAAATCCAAACCCAAGAAATTATCTAAAGCTCAGCAAGAGCAAAAGGATAGTTGGGTTAAATCGCTCAATAAAATATCAGGAAGACGGATAATTGCCGTTCCTAAGAGCATTAACAAGCCTTTTCCATCACCTAAGATTCCACCTGGTCGTGAAACACCAAAATATGCGTCCTTGGACACAGGTTTCATTCCTTGCACAAAATCAGTAGACGGAAATACTTACACAGGCGCAAAAATGAAGGGAGTTGCAACAATGCACAAGTCCAACGCAGTTCCTGTTTTTACCGACACCGAAGCAAAAGAAATTTCAAACATGAGGAGATAATATGATGAAAATTAAGTATGAACCAATGAAAGATAAAGAAATGACAGAACAAGAAATTGACGAAAACAACTTAAATTTTCTAGTAAACTGTCCTTATGATGTTTTAGAAGAATATTTCAATGCTGTTGATGAAAGTCAAAAAGAAGAAGCAATATATCTCTTGAGAAATCGTATTTTAGAGCTTGAAAACAACACAGTACATTAAGGAAAAATAAAAATGCTAATGGAACATGAAAAAACGCAAATTTATCAAGGAATTGACTCGGTAATTTTCAATTTGAAGCACTTACCTATTGATGATGTTGCGTATTTTTTAGTAAAATTCAATCCGAAGCTGGCGGATGAGTTGGCAACATCAATTTCACAGCAAATATTTGATAAAACTGAAGGAAAAAAGCATGAATGAGCAAAATATACCGAGCGGCCAATACATTTGGCTTGGTGCCGTCACAGATGACGGTGAAATACCTGATTGGAAGCGCCTAGATATAGTTACTAAGAAGTGGGCTAACTTAACACAAATGGAAAATGATTTGGCTGACTACCAAAAACGCAAGGAGATGTATCAATGATTTATCAAACAACAGTTGAAGATGCCAAAGATGGTTCAGGAGATAGTATTTTAACATTTCCACCAGAATTGCTTGCCGAAAGTGATTGGGAAGAAGGTGATACTATTACCGTTAAAAGGGAACATAGTTCAATCCATCTTACCAATTTGAGTGCGGCCATTCGCCAAAAAAACAAGGGTGTTGCTAATAAACAACAACTAGCTTGACACCTGCCGTGGTTGTGTTATACTATTATTTTACTTGATTAGGAACTATATTATGAATAAAAATGCTCTGTCTTTCGTTGAAGCTTGTGAGAGAATGTTTGGCAATAATGCCGTTGTAACTAGAGACGGTATTGCTGAAGTGGTAAGTGAATCTGGCGCACCTTATCCTTATTGGTTAGTAACCAAATCCGAATTTCGCCATGGTAGAGGATATTACAAAGTGCCGTCATCTGGTAAAACAATTGCAAGAACAGAAACAATTAAACAGGAAGAACCTGAAATGGAAGTAGCATATCAAAATGTTGTGCAATTACGCCAACCAAAACTGATTGATGATAATGAGCCTTCTGTTCCTGCTAAGTATCCTGATTATGTTCCTTTTGGCTTTTTCAAAGATTTACGGAATATTCTAAAAACAAAAATGTTCTATCCCATCTTCATTACTGGTTTATCAGGTAATGGTAAAACATTGATGGTTGAACAAGTTTGTGCTGAATTAGACCGTGAATGTGTCCGTGTTAATATCAGTATTGAAACTGATGAATCCGATTTACTTGGTGGCTTTGCTTTGATTAATGGTAATACAGTTTACCATGATGGCCCCGTAATTACCGCTATGAAGCGTGGCACAGTATTACTGATTGACGAAGTTGACCGTGGTTCCAATAAATTATTATGTTTACAAGGCATCTTAGAAGGTAAACCATACTACAATAAGAAAACTGGTGAAATGGTTTATCCAGCTAAAGGTTTCAATGTTGTATGTACAGCAAACACCAAAGGTCGTGGTAGTGATGAGGGTAGATATCTATCACAGATTTTAGATGATGCATTCCTAGAGCGGTTTCCTATTACTGTTGAACAGAATTATCCTGATGCTAAAACAGAGAAGAAAATCCTTTCTCCATTAATTGATGACCAAGTATTCGTTGAGAATCTGGTACAATGGGCTGATGTAGTTCGGCAATCATTTAGCCAAGGCGCAACAGATGAGATTATCTCCACTCGCCGTTTGGTACACATTGCACAGGCTTTTAAAATCTTTGGTGATAAGATGAAAGCCATTACATTATGTGTTAACCGTTTTGATGAAGAAACTAAAACGGCATTCTTAGACTTGTATTCTAAAGTTGATGTTACCGTGGAATCTCCAGCTAATACCACTTTTAGTCAAACCAATTCTACAATATAATTGTATAAAAACAACACCACGGTTGACACCGACCGTGGTTCCTGTATAATATACATATTAACTAGGAGAATATATGGAACTTATAGAATCTAAATCGTTACTTGCCAAATTGATGGCCACAGAAAATCTTATCGTTGAACAACGGCAAGTACCAACTGCTATGTTTGATGTTAAGAATCGTATTTTAACATTACCAATATTAGATAATAATATCTCTGGTTATCTTTATGACCTGTTATGTGGTCACGAAGTTGGCCATGCATTATATACTCCAGAAGAAGGTATAAGAAAAGCGGTAGAATTAAAATTGTCCATGTCAATGATGAATGTACTGGAAGATTCCCGTATTGAGCGTAAAATCAAAAACAAATATCCTGGTATTCGTGCCTCATTTGTCCGTGGTTATTCCGAATTAATCGCAAAAGATTTCTTTGGTACAGCTGGCGTTGATATGAATACACTAAACTTTATTGACCGTGTTAATCTTTTCTGCAAAGGCGGACCCACTCAAGGTATTAAATTCAATGAAGAAGAAACCTCACTCTTAAAAGAAATTGAATCAACACAATCCTATGATGATGTAATTGAGCTTGCAATAAGAATTGGTCAGTTTATGAAAGACCAAGCCGAAGAAGCGGAGAAGAAAAGAGTAGAATCTGGTGACCAAGAGGAAGATGAAGAATTTGATAATGATGGTTATGAAGATTCCGAAGAAGAAACTGAAGAAATGGAATTTAATCCTAACTCACCAGAAGGAAATTATGATGAAGATACATTTCAACAACCAGATGAAGTTAAAGAAAATGAACAAAGTGGAACTCAGGGTGCCGGCATAGAAGGTCACAATGATATTAAATCTCATACCGATGAAGCGTATGAAAGAAACCAAAATAGATTATATGCGAATACAGGTAGAGAATATTACTACGGCAATATTCCATCCATCAACTTGGATAAAATGATTATTCCATATAAGCAATTATGGAAAAGATATAAAGCCGAAGCTCCAGAATATGCAACTGATCCTGTAAGTTTCCAAAAAACTAGGAAAGATTCAACTAAAGTTGTATCATATCTAGCCAAAGAATTTGAGATGCGCAAAAATGCTGACCAAATGAAACGCACATCTATTGCCAAAACTGGTGAATTAAATATGTCTAAGATTTATTCTTATGTGTTCAATGAGGATATCTTCAAGAAAGCCACAGTAGTTGCTGAAGGCAAATCTCATGGCTTGGTCATGTTTCTAGATTGGTCAGGTTCAATGTCCGAAAATATTAACAATACAGTCAAACAGTTAATTAACCTAACACTCTTTTGCAAGAAGGTTAATATTCCTTTTGATGTATATGCCTTTTCATCCGAATATGACCAACATGATTGGATGAAAGAAACTTGGAAAGATGGTAATATTTACCTAGATAAGTGTAACTTGTTAAACATACTTTCTAATAGAATGTCTGCATCTGAATATTCGTATGCTTGTGGTGCACTATTGTATATGACTACTGGTCATCATAGATTGAATTGGTTCTGCCTTGGTGGTACCCCACTCAATGAAGCAGTTATTGCTGCCATGGAAATTATTCCAGAATTCAAAAAACAATATAAGTTACAACTTGTTAATGCTGTATTCTTAACTGATGGTGAAGGACATGGCGGTAATATGGTGTATCGTAATCTACCAATAGAAGGTAGTATTCCATTCAATGATGCGGTAACACATACTGCTGAAGAACAGCTTGTACCAATGAGAGGTTTAACCAGACAGAGATATGGTGCTTGCAATGAGATATATGTTATTCGTGATCCTAAAACAAAGAATCAGGTTATATTAAGTGAAGGTTCTTTTCAGCAAAATATTACTGGTGCATTTCTCAAGTTATTAAAACAGAGAACAGGATGTAATGTGGTGGGCTTCTATATATTATCAGGTAGAGATTTTAGAAACGCAATCTGGAGATTTCCAAAGTTAACAAATGCTGAGTTACTGAGAGCAGAGTTCCGTAAAAATAACTTTGCAGTTTGTACCAATGCTGGATATGATGAATACTATTTTATCCGTACCGAAAGTATGAATACAGATGATGATGTAGAACTTGAAGTAAAAGAAAATGCGACCACCCGTGGACTTGTATCAGCATTTAGCAAGTATACAAAAGGTCGTTTGACTAACCGTGTAGTATTGAATCGTTTTATAGGAATGATAGCATGAAAGATATAGCAACTTTTATTGGTGGGTCCGGACAACTCATGGCAATAATATATGAATCTGAAGATAAATCATATTACAAAGTGAATTATGGAACATCACGATATCCATATTCATTCAGTAAGGTGTTTATGGATGAATCAGAAGCCACCAACTTTGCAACAGAATATACAGATAGAGGAAACAAACCAGTTTTACTGGAAGAATAATTATGGATGATAAGGTGAAAGAAGTATTATTGATTACTCAGGAGGAGTGCGCTGAAGTAACTCAAGCAATTTCTAAAGTATTTCGTTTTGGTTTTGATGATTGCTGGCCAAGAGGTGAAGATTGGGTACCGACAAACAAAGAACGGCTTGAAGAAGAAGTCGGTGATTTGCTTTGTATGATTGATATTATGGTAGAGAATGGAATTATATCTGATGAGAATCTTAATAAAGCAAGAAACAATAAACGCCAAAAACTAAAAACATGGTCGAGTATATTTAAATGATGAATGTATTAGTGACTGGCCATAAAGGGTATATTGGCCAGCATCTATGTAAGATGATTAAACAGAGTAGACCTGAGATTAATTTATTTGGTTTAGATAAATGTGGAACTGCAGAAGATAGACAAGATATTTGCCAGAGATTCTATTCTGATATGGAATATAATACTGTCATTCATTTGGCTGCCAAAGTCCGTGTTGGAGAGTCCGTAAACAAACCAACACTATACTATGACACAAACATTAATGGTACACTCAATATACTAGACTGTGTTAATTATCACAACTTTGTATTTGCTTCCACAGGAGCCGCCAGTAATCCATCTTCTCCTTATGGATATTCTAAAAGAGTCGCAGAAGATATTGTGGCAGAGAAGTGCTACGATTATACAGTCTTTAGGTTCTACAATGTAACTGGTACTGACGGATTTCCCGCCACCAATCCTGATGGATTATTTTATAATCTTTCTGAAGCAACCAGAACTGGAGAGTTTAATCTTTATGGTACTGACTATGATACTAAAGATGGTACCTGCGTGAGAGAGTATGTCCATGTAAATGATATTTGTGAGTCCTTGATAAGAGCAATAGATGAACCGGCAAACGGTATTGAAAACCTTGCTTATGGAGACACCAGAACTACCAGAGAAATCATAGATACATTCAAAGAAGTGAATAACGTAGACTTCAAAGTGAATGAGTTACCTAAGAGGCCAGGTGACTTAGAAGCCTGTCACCTAGATAAACCATCCAGATATATGATACAGAGATACAGTTACGAAGAAATGCTTAAGCTTTACTGATAAAAGTAACCAGTAGCTTTCTTGTCGAAGTATTCTTTTTGATATTT